ACGAGATGCTCAGGAGTCTCGTGGGCTCGGAGATGTGTATAAGAGACAGGCAGGAGATCGTCGTCCTGTGCTTCCTCAAGCGTCGCAAAATCAGCGATTCTTTTGTCAGCCATGTTCTTCCTCCTTATGGTTAAGTTCCGGTGCCGCCGCTGTCAAGCGCGTTCAGCCGGTTATAGATGTCGACCAAAGCGGCCTCAATATTGGACACCTTTGTCTGAAGCGTCGAGATCGCGGTATCGTGCGCCGCAATGGTGCCTTCGGCGGTGGTCAGGCGCGTTTGCAGGTCGGTAACGGTGCCCTGCACCTCCGAAAGTGCTGTCGTATGCCCGCCCACGGTGGATTGTAGCGCGTCGATGTCGCCCTCGGCGTTCTGCACACGTTCTGCAAGCTGCGAGATGTCCGACGCGTGGTTGGAAATCGCTGTGTTCAGCGCGGAGAGGGATTGCGTATGCCCCGAAACGGTGGTTTCCAGCGCGGAGACGCGCTGTGCAAGAGCACCGGGGGAAGAATCCTCAATGCTCTTGATGCGCTTAGATAGGCCGTCCTCAGCGCCTTTGGCACGGGTTTCCTCGTTGCCTATGCGTTCACTGAGAGCAACTTCCACGCCCTGCGCGCGCTCAATCTCAGCCGCCAGCGCGGTATCATCGACCTTGCCCGCCAGCTCCTTTGCGGCGTTCTGGATCGCACCGTTCAGTTCCTCCGTGGTCTGCTTCAGGTGCTGCACCTCAGACAGATACGGGTATTCCTCACTGAGTTCTTCACTGTTCGGGGCCTCGATGTCCGCCCGAAAATTGTGGTCAAGGGTGAGCTTGACGTTGAACATGACGCTGTGGACAAGCTCACCGATTTTTACTTGGTCGCCCAACTCCGTAGCCGGGTCGTACAGCGATTTTGTCGCCGTAAAGGGTAAATACACCAGCCCATTAAAAGCCGCGTACAGGTCGTTGCAAATGCCCTGTGTGGCGTATGGGTTACTGTCGATGGTGAGCATCGTTCCGTTGTCGTTTCCCGCCGTGTAGCTCTCCCCGCTGTCACTGTTGAGTGTCACGCCGGTCACAGTGATCTGTGTGCCGGTCGTGATCTCGCCGCAGACGACGGGGATGTTGATAACGCCCGCCTGCAAGGAAACCTTTTTCGCCATATTGGCGTCGGTGTCCCACACAAGGTAGTAGCCCTCCGGTGTGACAATTTTGTTTCCCTTCTCGTCGGTGATGAAGTAGGACCGCTGCACGTTGTCGCTGCTGCCGGGCAGCACACCGGACGGGACAGGGAGCACGGCGTTAAAGACGGTCTGCTCCTTGTAGGCCAGACGCACCGGCTGATTGCCTGCGCCGTTGGCAAGCGTGATCTTGTTGTAGTCCTCGTCGATGACGTGGAATGTCTCGTCGGGGGCAGTCGTGAGCGGGACCAGCCGCAGAAGGTTTTCTTCCGTGATGATCCAGTTTCCGCCGTGGCAAGCCCCGATATACCCCAGCACCTGCGACATGGTTTTTCCGCTGGGATACGGCACAACGTAATCAGCGCCGGTCTTGATCCGCGTTCGCAGATCAATTCCGACGCCGATTCGGTATGCGATTTCCTCTACGACGGACTTCATGCTTTTCGGCCAGTTGGCGGCGGTGTCGCTACCGTCCAGATAATTCTGGTTGGTCTTGAGCATGGCGTCGTAGCAGTCGATGGTAACAAGCCCCGCAAAGCTGGTGTCGCGCTGGTCGATGTAAAATGTGCCGAACTCCTTCCACTCGGTGGCGGTTTTGTCGTTCGTCAGACGGCCCATGATGACGACGGGGCTTTTCGCGGTGATGATGTCGTCCGTGAGGATCGATAGATTCAGTGTAGCCGATATGCAGTTGCCCACGGACAGCGGGGACGGCATAAGGGAACGGTCGATGCGCGGCGCGGAAATAACGGTGTAATCCTTGTTATTGATCCGCGCCTTTGCATCAAACCGAAACCGCCCGCGCGCCGCGAGCTTCGTCCAGCGCTCAGTACAAATACGCATAGGCTCACCTCTCCGTCATATTAAAGGTACAGCCTTCGTAGTAAGTGCGGTTGTCGCCCTTGTCATAGCGCTGCGTACCGTAGGTGAGCGTGGACGTGTAATAGGTCTTTGTCATAATGCGGTTGGTTTTGGGGTCGAGGAAGGTGATGTCAGTGTATTCGCCGTCAACGTCTGCCGCGAGCGACCGCATAATCAGCTCAGGCATACGGTTGAACTTGACCGTCCACTTATCCTTCTGCGCGATCCTTGCACGGTACATCAGCCCGTCAAGGAGGTTGCGCCCGCTGCCGTCCGCGTCGATGTCATTTCTGACCGGGGCGAGGCCGTCTTCGGCCAGCCACGCGGTGTAGTCATGATTTCCGATTTTAAGGATTGGTTTTATGGTGCGCACCTCCTTATTCGAGCGGGGATTTTCCGGTCGCCCGCGTTCTGCGGTTGATCTCTCGGATCGTGCTCTCTGCGATTGCGGTTTTATCGAAGTTGACCGTCGTACCGCTGTAGTTCTGGATGGCCGTCACAATGGCTGCGGTGGCGTTGGTCACGACCTGCGTAACAACGCTTGCGAGCGCGTCATTGGACGTTTCAATGGTCGTACCGATGTCAGCACCGCCGCCGCTTGCTGCGGCTGCTGCGGTCTTGTAGGGCACGACACCGCCTGCCACAGCAGGGACAGCGAACGTGATGTTATCTGCAATGGCCTGAAGCCGGTCAAGCAGGCTTGTGAAGCTGCCGCTGATCTTGTCCGAGAACGAGGACAGCGCACCATCCACCTCAGACGTGGGAACGATGTTTCCAACCTTATAATCACCAGCGTTGAATTCATCCGCGATTGCGTCAGCGACGCCGGACACGGATTTCAGAATGGACGGCTGCGAAGCCTCCACGCCTTCACCGACGCCGTAGCCGATATTCAGGCCGATCTCGTCACGGAACAGACGCGACGGAGAGTGAATACCCAGCGCGGATTTTGCAGCGCTGAGGAGGCTGCTTGCGAGGCTGGAAACCTTGTTCTTCAGCCAGCTCCAACCGGAGTTGATACCGTTGGCAATACCGTTACAGATATTGCTGCCGACGCCGGACCAGCCCTGATTCTGAATCGCATTTTTGATGCCGCTCCATGTGCTGGACGCGGTAGATTTGATGCTATTCCATGTGCTGGACAGCGAGGACTTGATATTGCTCCATGTGGACGATGCAGTGGATTTCATGCTGTTCCACGCGCTGGAAGCCGTAGTCTTCATGCTGTTCCAAGTGGAGGACGCAGTAGACTTGATATTGCTCCAAGTGCTGGACAATGTAGCTTTTACGCCGTTCCAAACGGTGGAGGTGTTCGCCTTGATGTTGTTCCAGCCGTTGCTGACAGTGGTTTTCAGGTTTGTCCAAGTGGACGATGCTGTGGTCTTGATGCTCGTCCAAGCCGAAGACAGCCCGCTCTTGATACCATTCCATGCGCTTGTGGTGCCAGATTTGATGGTGCTCCAAGCATTTGAGATACCGGTTTTGACGGTATTGCAGGCAGACGACACACCGGATTTGATGCCGTTCCATGCACTGCTGATAACGCCCTTGATTCCGGTCCATGCCGTGGTAGCGGTGGACTTGATACTGCTCCATGCGTTACTGAAGAAGGTCTTCAACTTTTCGATTACGCCGGAGAAGAAGTCCGTGATCTTGTGCCAAGCATTAGAAATGCCCTGCTTTAGTCCGTCAATAAGGAATGTACCGATTTCTGCGAATACGGTAGACGGAGAGTGGATGCCAAACAGGTTCTTTACCCAGTTCACAACGGGGTCTACGACGTGCGCTTTCAGCCACGAACCGGCGTCGCGCATTGCGTCTCCGATTCCACGGAAGAAACCAGCGATAGAATCGAGGCCGATTGCCTCAAACAAACTTGCAAGCAGGTCGGATATTCCGCCAATGGCACCCACAATAATGCTGGGGATCTGAACGATAATACTGACAAGAGCGGTTGCAAGGGATTCCAGCAAGCCAAGCCAGTCAATGTTTTCGATTACCGCGCCCAGTGCCTCACCCAGACTGCCGATCAGGTTTTGCACCATTTCGCCCCAGTCATGATCTGAGAACAGAGACGTAATGAGATCGAGAACGCCGGTTATCGCTCCGCTGATAAACTTGCCAAGCAGTTCGCCGAAACCGTCCCAGTCAATATCGGTGGTAAGGCTTTCAAGACAGGCCCAAATTTCGTCTGCAAGGCCGGTCCAATCGACCTGATCCACAAAGCCGACAAGCAGATTGAGCGCTCCGATAAGCAGGCCGCCAAGCAATTTTGTCAGATCAGAGAAAATTCCGCTCCAATCAATTCCGTTGAGAAAATCAGCGATTTTTCTTCCGAGCATTGCCCAGTCGAAGTTCTCGACAGCAGCCACCATACTTTGGAGTGCCGTTCTGATTTGCGTACTGAGTGCTTCGGCAAGTGCCGAAAAATCAATGTCCGAAATGAAATTGCTGATGTTTTTTGCGAGACTTCCCGCAATACCGATCCAGTCGGCGGCGTTCACGGTCCCGTACATGAAATCCGTGATGGCCTTGCTCACTGCTGCGCCGTCAAGCGTACCGAAAAAGCCATCAAGCGATTTCAGGATGATTGCCCATTTCCCGGTCAGGATCACACCGAGATTTCCCCAGTCCACGCCAGTGATGATGTGGTTTAGGAGTTCTGCAAAGCGCGACGCAGGGTTTTTCCAATCGAAGTTCTGGATGAACGTCGCAAGGAACGTCAATGCGCCGTTCAAATAGTACCCGATCTTATCGCCGATGCCCGCCCAGTCTACGGTATCGACCATTTCATTGAGCTTTGTTGCCAGCGTGTTTGCAGCTGCGGCCCAGTCACCGGCCTTGATCTGCTCGACCATAAGTTTTGCCCAGTCGGGCAGCGTTACGTCGGGCAGACTTCCGAGATCACCGGCACCGCCACCACCCCCGCCGCCGTCAGAGCTGTTGTCGCTGAGAATGTTCAGTTCATCGAACGCGGCCAGCTGCCGTTTGAGCTTATCGGTAGCTTTGGATGCCGCCCCGCCTGCGCTGCTGATTTCTTTGGACGCAGTTTTTCCATAGATGCCAAAGAGCTTGAGAAACGCGGTCACATAGGCGACAGCTTGTGCGACAAGGTTGATAATGCGTGTAATGATCGGCCCCAGCAGGTTTCCGATGCCCGACCAACAGGCGGACAGCGTATTGGAGAGCTGCTGATTTTCGGCCATATAGGCGCTGACCGCTTTCCGCAGCAGCGCCCAGACGCCGCGCGCGCCAAGCAAACTGAGTGCAAATTTCTTCGCGCCGGAAATCAGCCCGCCAAACTGGCTGTTCATCTTCTTGCTGTGGAACAGCATTTTTGCCATGCCGGATGCGGCGGCCTTGATACCGGACACAAGCGCCCCGGCAGCCGACTTTGCCGCTCTGCCGATGAAAGACGCGACATTTCGTGCGCTACTGGCGAGGCGGCTCATAAGGCTTTCCGACTGTTGTGTACCGGCGCGCATTTCATCCAGACGGGCCGCTGCTGCGGACAGTGTAGATTCCATCTGCGCGTATTGCGTCGTGTCCACGCCCGCCTGAAATGCGGTGCCGGAGGCTTCCATTTTCGCCTTTGCGGCTTCGAGCCGGTCATATTTCTGTGCGGTCAAATCAAGGTCGTATTGCAGGTTTTTCCACTGGGCGGAATTTTCACTCACGCCGAGAGCCTGCATTTTCTCCTGCTTATTGAGGAGTGATTCGAGCTTCTGACCGGCTTTTTCAGTCTCCGCACAGAGTTCTGCGTATTCCTGCGTCGGGAATTGCGTCTGACCGACTGCATCCAGCCGTTCCTGAAGCTCCGCAATCTTGCTTTCCAGCGTGCTTGCCTTGTCCTCAAAGGAGGTCATAGCGCTCTCGCTGCCGGACATGGCTTTTTGGAAGGTCGGTTCCAGCTTCTGCACGCTGCTGTTCACGGCGTCGATCTCACGCTGCAAACCAGACGCCTTTTCCGTCACACCACCGATGTTCACCTGCGGTGTAGCTGTTTCCGGCGCAGGCGCGCCGCTGCCGTTGGTATTCTGTAATTCTTCGAGGGAGGTTTGCAGCTCCTGTACTTTTGCCTCAAGCGCTGCAACTTTATCCTCTGCGCCACCTGTATTGATTTCAGGTGTCAGCGGCTTGCTGAAAAGTTCTTTCAGCGTTTGTCCCAGATTCTTGACCTCTGTGGACAGCGCCTTGATAGCCGCAAGCAATTCAGCGCTTCCGGCCTTAAATCCGTCCGAATTTATCTCGGTATCAATGATGATAGAGCCGTCAGCCTGATCTGCCATTTAACCACCTTCTTTCTTAGCCGAGTAGCGCGTCGATCCTATCCTTTTCTGCCTGTTCTTCCTCCGATAGCTTCGTGCGTAGGGCGCAAATAGCACGGTTGGAATTCCAGTATTCGCGCTCCCACTTTTCCAGCTTTTTGCCCTTTGCGCGCTTCAGACGCAGGTTGAGCACCTGCGCGAAAACGCCGTCCGAAATCTCCATGTAGTAGCCCATAAAGGTCCACCAGTGGACGTACCGGGCGGAACGGACCTCAAAACCGGCAACCTTATTGACCGCTGGAAACATGATGCTCTCGTCCTGTTCCCAGTCCATGACGCGCGGAGGAGGCTTTCCGCCCGTGTCCTCCGGCTTGTCATTGTGGTCAATAAAAGCGAGAGCGGCCTTGAAGGCCGCCTCATAGTCGTCTTTTGGAATTGCGTCGAAGTCCTTGAACAAAATGAACAGGCAGATATAAGCCTTTTCTTTGTCTTCGAGGTCGGGATCACCGAACGCGATCACGATTTTCAAAACGTCCCGAAAATCGCTGCGAATACGGTAGAACTTACCATTCACCTCAAGACTTCGCGGCAGTGTTCCGATCATTTTTTACCGCCCTTGTGCTTGCCAGTACGGTAGCCGTGGGTGTACCGCTCAACACGGGAGTTGACTTTCTTCACCTCGCGGTCGAACTGGCGGGAGATATAAGCACCGACCGCAGACAGCGCGTTTTCGCAGTAGAAATGACCGTTGATGGGGGAAAACGGGTGCATCTTGCCGAAGAACGCCTCCGACATATTGCCGCCAAAGAGCCTGTCACAGGCGGCGTACAGGCGCTTTTCGGCCTCACGCAGTGCTGCGAACTCGGCTTCGTTCTGTTCGTCCACAGTGCCGTCCGGCTTGATGTTGACGCTTTCCAGCGGCTCGACGATCTTGTCGAACTCTGCGGCAACACTGTTGAAGCGATCCACAATGCCGATGTCGGTCGGTCGGAAGGAGAATTCCCCGATCTGTTCCCCGTGCTTATTTCGGATAGGCACCTTTACGCTGCCATCGTCGATGATGATTTCATTGAAATTCTGCTGTACCAGTTTGTCAGCCATTTTAATTGCCTCCTGAATTCAAAATGTTGCCGCCCTGCGCCTAATACGCAGGGCGGCGGGGTGGATGATTAGCCCGCAGCGTTGGTGTCTGCGGTGAAGGTCTTCGTGGTGAGGTCGAAGGTGCCCTTAACGCGGTTGCCCGCGTTGTACACGGTAAAGGGAATCTGCACGCCGGAGGTGTCACCGCCGACAGATTCGGGAACGACCCACACGTCTTCGCGGTAGGCCCATGCCACGGTGCCGTCACTGTTAAGCAGCACGTCAACCTTCGTGGTCATGCAGTCGTCGCCGGTCAGGCGCTCATTGGCGATCTTTGCGAGACGTTCAAACAGCGGGTCGCCGCTGTAGGCATAGAAGGGGTCAACCTCAGACTGCACCTCGTAGCCATTGTGGACGACGTTCTGTTCGCCCAGAATGTTTTTGTTGACCTCAACGTCGGGGTTCAGCTCCTCGTTATACTCCTCAAGGTCCTTGCCGAGACGGGTATAATTCGGGGTGTAGGTTTCCTCGCCCTGCGTCTTGACGCCGAACTTGGCGTCGAGGAAATGGGCAAGATACTTGCGTTCGATTTTCGGCATAATTTCAGCTCCTCAAATATCAAATTCGTTGTTGTAGTCCAGCCGCAGGGCAATGAGCCAATCTTCAACGCCGTCCTGATAGGCGGAGTTGAGGTAGGCGGGGCTTGTGCGGCTGATTTTCTTGATGACGCGGTTGCCAGCCAGCAGCGCGGGGTATGCGCTGAGCTGGTGGCTCTTACCGTTCAGCGTGACCGGCTGCCGCTCAAGCCACTTGCCCAGCGCGTCAAGAAATTCCTTGATACGGATTCGCTGGGTTTCTGTTTTTGGCGCGGCGCGATAGACCACATTGAACGGGTATAGCAGATATTTAAGACGTTGCAGCGTCTGGCCGTTTTCGGCATTGTTAGGACCGCCGATAGTCCAATTTTGTACCCCTGCCGGAGTTGCACCGGCGATACTGGAAGGGGCATAGAAAAGCAGAGCCTCACAGCGCCGGAATGGTGCTGTAAAGCTCTGCTTTGCGATTATTCACTTGCTACGGGCAGCGGCAATGGATTTCCGTGCGTCCTCCCGCGTCCATTTTGCGATCTGGATGCGGTCAGAGAGCCGCTTCAAACCGTTGTCCTCGCAGAACTGGTTGTAATCCAAATTCTGCTTTTCCAGCAGCTTAGCCGTCCGTGTGTACTGCGCTTCGAGTGTAGCTTTCACTCCCGCGTCCTCCGCCGCCTCAATGGCCGTGCGAAGGCCGACCAGCTTTGTTTTCGTGCGCCGGATGCGCGATTCCTTCCCGCGCTGCTTCTGGCTGAGGTCAAAAGCTCTCTTGTTCTCCTCAGCGTCGAACTGCGCGTATGGGTTGTGCCGCAGATCGCCGGGGCCGAAGCTGTGGCGGCAGTTCCAGCCGCACAGGCCCTCGCCGGTGCCATACCCTGTGGATTCCGCGAAAAGCGGCAGGTCAGGCGTTCGGCCTGTCCGGCTGTAGAACTTGCCCTGCCACCAGAAGTGATTTCCGGGGTTTTGACCGCCGTCGCCGTAACGCGCGCCGAGGTGCGCCGACACAAGCACGATGTCCCAGTCGCGTTCCTCCATGCCCTGAACGGCCATGTTACCGGACGCCTGCGCGACACCGGTACGGACGGCCCGCAGGACAGCAGTTTCGATGGTGTCAACGTGTCCGGTGGGATAGACGACCTGCGTTTGCGTGTCAACAATGCTGCTGACGGCCTCCTGTACGGCCTGCGTGTACGACGTCGCGCCGGACGCCACCTTGAAATGTGCGGTGTCCAGAGCTTTCAGCAGCCGTTGTTGGCTTGCGTGCGCGGTCGTGCGGGTAAAGTTGTGGACGGTGCCCGCCGTGCGCTGGTAGGTGTCCTCAAGCAGCCGGATCATGCTCTCAGACTGTGCAAGCTCAATGCCTGCAAGCCCGTGTTCAACATAGAAATTGCTGTCGTAGGCAAGGGCTTTGATACCGGCGTCCTCGAAGATGCGCTTGATCTCTGCGTCCGTTGCCTTTGTCCAGCGCTTGATTTCCCGCTGTACGGCGTCCAGATGGCCGCCTGCGGCTTGATAAACCTCAAGCTGCCATTCATCCGAGGCAGTGAGAAAAACGCCCTCGCCGCGTCCTAACCGCGCCATAACTCGCCGGATAAGGTCGCTGGTGATCCACACGTTCAGCTCGTCGATTTGCGGGTACAAGGTTTCGATGATGTCCAGAATCTGCTGGGGAGTCAGCATTTATGCCGCCTCCTATTCTGCGCCGAAAAGCTGGGCTTTCTCGATCTGCGCGGCGTCGGCCTCTGCGGTCATTGCCTTTGCTTCTTCCTCGCTCATGCCCTCGAACTTTACGAAGTACATCCACTTCGGGACCCAGCCCTGCATAACGTAGGCGCGCCACGAGGCTTTGTCCTCCTCGTAGTTGTAGGTCACGTCTCCGAAGTTGAAATTGACCTCATATTCGCCCAGCGGCGCGAGATTGTAGAGCGTGACCAGCGCGTCAGCACCGGCCAGTGCCTGCGTGATGGCGTCCTTGAGCGCGTCGCGGTCGGTCTTGATCGTCTGGATGGTATCGCGGTCGTCGGCCTCGACCTGCGTTGCGGTAATCATACCGGTCTGGCCGTCAAGCACAAATACGCCTTCAGAAAAGCCGCATTTGACACCAGCCATAGACAGGTCGAAGTTGATGTCCTTGATTCGCGCGTCGGTCAACAGCGTCGGCGCGTGCTCATGGATCGCATTGGTTTCCGTGTCGTTGAGGCCCATGCCAAGGCCCTTCACGAAACGTGGCAGCTCGACGTTGCGGTTCTGCGCGTTCTGAATGAGCTGCTGTCCAACGAAGGTAATGTGCTTGCTGTCCTCAATCTCCGTATTCTTGCGGCTGACGGCAATGTCGATAGCCTTCAGCTCTGCAATGGCGTTGGCGAACACGGAAAGCCCCAGCGGGGACGACGGATCAACGGTGTTCGCGCCGGGAACGCGATAGTAGCCAAACAGCGGCGTTTCAAGGTTGGTAATGGTAACTTCGGGGGCCAGATGCGCCCATGCGTCAACCTTGTCAAGCGCCACCTCCTCACCAAGGGTAACTTCGCCCTTCGTGCTGAGCCGGTTTTCAAACGCCTTGTTCGTGATCTTGTAGAGCTTGCCGCCCTCTGCGGTGCTGCCCTCGAAGCGGTGGTATTCGAGCCGTGTGAAATGGCGGCTGCCCTGCGCGGTATGCGCCGCGAAGATCGCACCGACGATTTCGCCGTTGTCGTCCTTTGCGGTAATGCCGAAGTTGCCCGGCAGGATGAAGTCCCATGTCTCGCCGTTCCACTTGAGCATGACGCCGCCCAGCCGCTCAGCTTCCGACACACGGTCGGGCAAGCGCTTGAGCAGGTCGTCGGCCAGTCCCTGCAAATAGTCGGCACGGGGCGAGCCGGAAATAGCAATACCAATGTCCAGCGTAACCAGCTTTGCGCGGGTGTCGCTGATGTGTTTTGCCATGTTAATAGTCCCGATTTCGTCCTCGGCATTCAGCCAAGGCGGCTTGCCGGTAGAAATGCGGTCCCAGTTTGTAAGGGCGCTGGACATTTCCGGCGAGGAAATGAGTTCAACGCCAAATGCTTTCGCAATATCGGTCCCGCTATGAATAAAAAGCATTTTGATCCTCCTTAGCAGGCGCGTAAAAAAATTCATTTCGTCACCGCCTTAAACTATCCATTTCAGTTCATTCCGCAGGGCAGTCCGGCAGAAATATCTGAGCTGGTCCATGCTATGGTCGTTTTCCTTGATAACCGCGTCTTCGGCCTTTTCCTCGTCCCATGAATACGTCTCAAACTCCTCGAAGGTGCTCTTGCAGCTCTTATGGAAGTACAGGCACCCGGCATTTAAGAACTTCGTCACGTCCTGAATGCCGTTCAAAACGTCGTTGTCGGCCTTTACAGCCATGTATTTACCGTATTTTTGTATCGTCTCAATCATGGACGACGCAGATGGGTCAATGATGATGTACTGGATCGGGTAGTCTCCAATCAGGTCGCACAGCATCTTGTAATACGCCTCGTTGTCCACGCGGTTGTTGCTGCCGCCCTTGTAGTACAGCTCCTTGACCATGATGGCCTTTTGTTCCGAGGGACTGTAATCGTACAGGCCAGCGGCAAACGGGTTGACAGTGCCGTAGTCCACGGCCACATAGTAGCGGTGCCGTGGGTTGAGCGCCGGGACCTTCGGGACGATATGCGCCGAGCGGTCGAACATGGGATAGACAAGACCCTCGGCCTTTACCCACAAACCAAGGATATAACGCCGGTAGAAAACGCCGGTGTACATTCCCTCATATCTGGCCTTGATTTCAGGCGCAAGACTCAGGTTGTCGTCCATCGTGAAATGAAGATACAGGATGTTCCGCTCTCGCGCTTTCTTGATCCATTCCACATAGAACCAGTGACCGGGGTTTTCGGGGTTGCAGTTGAACCAGAACTTAGAACCGGCCACGCTGCAACGAGCCATAGCCTGCTCCACGAAAGAGCGAGGCATGAGGGCCACTTCGTCGAACAGCACGCCCGCAAGCGTGATGCCCTGCACCAGTGTGTAGCTTGATTCGTCCTTGCCGCCGAACATATAGTAGCTGTTGGTCACGCCGCCAGACGTGATAATCAGCTTGTTTTCACTGCGGCGTTCAGTGATTGAGAAAATGCCCTCAAGCCACTGCGGCATGAGGGTTATAACGTTGCGGCGCAGCGATTCAATCGTCTTGCCGCATATAGCGAAGTTCTGACCGTTAAAGCGGCTCATGCTCCACAGGATAAAGCCGTCCGTCATGGAAACGGTCTTGCCGGAACGGATAGAGCCGTCACAGATGATGCCGTCACAATCCATGAACTGCGGCTTATTCCACCACGTCAGCGTCAGAAGCTGCCGCTTGCTGAAGTTCTGGTAAATCATCCGTGTTCACGTCCTCCTTTGTGGCATTCTGGATAGCTTCAAGCAGATTGTTGTCCTTTGCGCTGCCGCCCAAGCCGGTTTCACCGGTGATGTCCATATAGAGCTGGATCGCATAGGTGTTGCCCGCCTGCGCCGACCGCATAAGGGCGTCGGCCACAAGCATTTTTTGGGTCAGCACCTCAGACGGGATGCCCAGCTTTTTCAGGCGGTTCTGCTTGCGCTTATCGGTAATCGGGAGGCCGGAATACAGCTCAAGAAGGTCAGCCATCATTTGCCGCTCACGGCGTTTCTCCTGACTGGCTTTACCACCAGCAGAGCGGATAGCGTGAGCCTCTTCTTCGCTGCGTTCGGTCAGAGGAATGAGGTTCTTGTCTTGTGGTCTGCTCACGCTTCACACCTCCTATCAGTGGTTTTTCCTCCTTCGTCACTTCGCTTTCTGATAGCTGTACTTGTAACCGAATTTTTGCTGATTGGCTTTCAGCCACTTAGAAACGGCGTCGTTGTAGTCTTTGCCGCTGAGCTGAGCGCTGTTGACCGCCTTTACAAAGCCAGAAGCGTTGAAATGCGTGCCCTTCGTAAAGGTGTACACGCCCGCATATCGCGCAGTATCGTCGCCGCGTCCGGTTTTGGTGCTGACGGCCACAATGCCGCGTCGGGTGCCGAGGGCGGTGTTGATAACGTCCTCCTTGCTGAAGGTCGGCCAGCCGTCGCGCGGGTGGTTATGAATGGCAATCTCTTTGCCGTTGCCGCTCAGCCCGGAAATGCTGCCCGCGTTGCCGTGACGGTATTTCGTAGCGAAGCCCTGTTCGTCCACGACCACGCCGTGTTCTTCCAGCGCGTCGCCATGTGCGGCCACAAAGGCGCGTACCATGTCCTCATAGACACGGTTGGAGCCGATTTTGACGTTCATACGCGCGGGCAGGTCTGCGGTGGTTTCATCCTTGCCGCTGCCGCCACCAGAGGACGGCCAGCCGCCGCTAAAACCGATACCGGAACCGCCGCCACGCCCGCCGTGCTCTACGGGGAAGGTGATCTCCGTCCATGCGCTGATCCGCTGCTCAAGGGTCTTGCCGTCAATCTCAAAATGCAGGGCTTCGTCAAGGCTGTTGAAGGATGCAATGATCTTACCGGTCGTCAAGCTGTACAGCTCAAGCGGATTGCGGAAAAGCACCACCTTGTCGGTCGCATAAACGCCGTTCAGACGCTTGAATTCATGCTTGAATCTGTCAAGCTGCATATTGTCTCACCTCTTTTTGGGTATAAAAATACCGCCAGCGGAAAGCCGCTGACGGTTGAAGTCTTGTTCAGTTCACACGGATGACGGGTTTCGGGCCTTTGCCCTTGCCGCCTTCCGCTTTGGTGGGCTTTGCGTCATAAGGCGCACCGGGACGCTTGCCGGTCTTGCCCTTCGCGGGCTGCGCGGCGGTCTTTTTTGCCATTGTGGGCCTCCTATCTGACGACGGGTTCGTCGTCGCTCTGGTTCATGTACTCCTTGAAGAACGCCTTCACGTCGTCGGGGGCGTCGTCTCTGATGCCGATGATCTCGTCCGTGTCCTCGTCGCGGATCACATAGCCCATCATAATCAGTTCAGGGTCATTTTCGTTTCTAATCTCACTCATGCTATCCTAACTCCCTTTTGAGAATTTTCCAAATTGCCTGAGACAGCGGCTTTGCGCGGCTGCCGTTGGCGCGATAGTCCGCGACGGCCTCAGCCATAGCCTCGGAACGGTTTTTAGTCGCATATCGGGAAATCTGCGCCACAAGCTGGTCATTTGTCAGCCCTTTTCCGGCTGCGGTCTTCTTCGCGGCTCTTGCGGCCTCGCTCACCACCTTCGTAGCGAAACGATGTTTGTTCCATGCGCTGATACGATCCATAGTCCCGTAATAGCCGGTCTGCGTGATGTTCTTGAACACCAGCGCGCTTTCCAGCAGATGCCCGATTTCGTGCGAGGCAATATGTACGCTGCTTGTGCCGTCAGGGTGCCATTTGACGCGCACGTCGTTTTCGTAGTTCTGATCCAGCTTTGCCTGATCTCCCATCATTTTGGGGTTGAGCTGCAACTTGCCGGACAGAGAAGCAGAAGCGTAGGCATTGGAACGGCTTTCGCTGCCGTTCAGCTCATGGATGCCGATTGCCGCCTGCGGAAACTCTTTCAGCAGTCCTTCAAGCTCACCAGCTGCCGAGCGCAAAACGCCGAAATCGACCTTATCAGCAGACGAATGTACCGTCACACTGTAATGATCCTGCATATACTGTCGCAGCTCTCCGACGTCTTTTGTGTCAAGCGCGCTGCTGCCGCGCCCGGAACCTCCGCCACGTCCACCCATGTATTATACCGCACTTTCTTTCGGTTTTGTAGTCCGCGCCTTGATCTGCTCCTGAAAAGCCGCCACATGAACAATAGGCCCGGAAATGCCTTCAGGCACAAGGCCGTAAAAGTAAATCGTCGATGGATTCAGACGGCGGAGCATTTCATCGTAGCCGAGCCGAAAAAGCTCTGCGGCGCGCTTGTTGAGCTGCGTCCCCACACTGGAAACGGCCACAGCGCCGCCTACGGGTTCACCGTCAAAGCACCACTCGAAGCTGCTTTCGTCGCTCCAAGAGATGGTCGGAATAACCGTGATCCCGTTGCCTTGCCAGTACGCACCGAGCCAATGCTTGCGGTAATGGTTCCAGATTTGAACGGCTTTCGGGAAGTCCGTATAGGTCGAAAAATCCGGCGTGCATACTGCCTTGAAGCGCCGCAGCATATCAAGATAGGCGTCAGGATTCGTCCACAGGCGGTTGAACTGGTAGTCGTCTACGAAAAAGTGAACGGCTTTGTTCGCCGGGTCCTTGCAGCTTTTCGCATAGTTAAAGCCGATCCAGCTTTGAGGCGTGGCCGGAACTTCGGCCAAAATGCGCGGTATGTCAAAGGCTCCCGCGCCGATGAACTTCGCCCTATTCAGATTTTCGTAGTTCCTCTGATCGCGGTACATGGCGCGGGCCTCCTATCTGCAAAAATAGAATTCAAGACACAGGCGGTAAGGCCGGAGGCAGAACCGTGTACCGCCTCTCGCGTGTCTTGAATTCCATGCTATAGTTTACCACAGGTGCGGCGGACATTTTGGGACCACTTTAGTCACTGGTGCTTTGCAGATACCGGTATACGCGCTTTCTCACGCTCTCGTCCGTATTGCCACCCCCGACGTGCATAGCCGTCTGGTGCCAATTAAGCCCGTTGATAAAGCGCAAAGCGAATATCTGCCGGGTCAAACTGTCCGGTATACCGGATATGTACCGCTCAAGGCGGGTGCGCTCATGGATGCACTGGATTTGCTTTGCTGCGATAATGGCCTTCAGGTCAACGATTTCCGCCACGCAGCGGGCCAGCGTATCACTATAGCCGGGCGCGTGGGGCATACCGTCGTACTTTGGAGACTTTGGGGATGTCGTCATAGCCTCCAATTCGTCAAGCCTGCGCTTGTCTTCCTCGATTTCACGGTTCAGCCAATAAAGCTGAGATAGTTCTTTGATAGTCATGCTGCGGCCTCCTTAGCCTTCTGAATTCTAACCTTCAGGGCTTCCAACAGGCTATCCTGTGCATTGGCTTTGCCGCCCAGAGATTTAATAACGTCTTCATCCGTGCCGCCCAGCACCACCAGATGGTGGACTATGACAGGGTACGGTTGCCCCTGCCGGTGCAGGCGCTTATTGGTCTGCTGGTACAGCTCCAAACTGTCGTTCAGGCCAAACCAGATGATGTGATGGCCGCCCTCTTGCAGGTTGAGGCCGTAGCCACAGGACGCGGGCTGCATCAACAGCAGGTCAATGTTGCCAGCGTTCCAGTCGTCTTCTTCCGCTTTGTCCTCGTACACTCTCACCCGCAAGTGTGTAGCTTCCAGCGCCTGCAACAGCCGGTCGCGGTCGTGCTTGAAGTTGTAGCAGATAATCGCGTGCTGCCCGTTCAGCTGCTCCACAGTCTCAAGCAGCGCCTCGATCTTGCAGTCATGCACGGTGATGACATTCCCGTCCTCGTCGTACACAGCGCCGTTGCAGAGCTGTAGGAGCTTGCCGCGCAGAGTAGCAGCAGAGCCAGCCGTGATGACTGTTTCGTCCACCTGAAGCAGCGTGTCCCGCTCCAAGCGGTCGTAAGCCTTCTGCGCTGCGGCGTCCAGCTTGACGGGGATGTCCTCATAGATCAGTTCCGGCAGGTCGAGGTAGTCTTCCGATTTCATGCTGATGCAGATGTCAGAAATGCGCCTGTAGATTTCGTCCGCTGCACCCAGCTTCGGCGCATAGGAGAAGATCGTCGTGCGGCTGCGCTTATCCGGCACAAAGTATGCGTCGCGGTACGATGTGATGGTACGGCCCAGCCGCTGCCCACAATCCAGCAGATACACCTGCGCCCACAGGTCCATAAGGCTACGGGGATTCGGCGTGCCGGTCAGCTCAACAATGCGGTTGATCCGAGAGCGCACCAGCTTCAGCGCCTTGAAGCGCTTTGCCTGATGATTCTTGAAGCTGCTGCTTTCATCAATGACCACCATATCGAACGGCCAGCTGTGCCCGTAATAGCCCACCAGCCACTGCACATTCTCGCGGTTGATAAGATAAACGTCCGCCGTTTGGGCCAGTGCTGCGGTACGCTGCCCCACAGAGCCGAGGACGTGTACCAGCCGGAGGCAGGAGAGGTGGGACCACTTTGCAGCTTCTTTGTCCCATGTCGATTCTGCTACCTTCTTCGGAGCAATGACAAGCACCTTCCGCACTGCCCAATATTCATACTTCAGCCGCTTGATCGCAGTCAGCGTGATAGCCGTTTTGCCGAGGCCCATGTCCAAGAAAAGCCCCAATGCCGGATCACGAATAATTCGATCAATGCAATACTGCTGATAGTTATGCGGGCAAAAATCCTTCATCCCTCAGTACCTCCCTGCATCGTGCAAGCACGGCTTCGATTTTCTCCTCGCTATCGACCGCCGAAAAAACTTCAAAGCCCAATGCGCGCAACAGCCCTTGCACATAAAGCTGCCGCTTGCGTTCCGTTTTCCCCGGCTTCTTCATCTCTACAAAAATCACCTTTGCGCCGGGCAGCAGGATGATCCTGTCAGGGACACCGGAGAAACCGGGGCTTTCAAACTTCAGACACCGGACGCCGTTGCCCAGCTTCTGGACGCCGGTTCTCAGCTTATTTTCGTAATAGGATTCAAGCATTTAGGTCCTCCTTGTCGGTAACGGTTGTAACGTTTTTGACCCTATTTTCTATAATTCCCTACGCGTATAGGCGCTATGGCGGATAACGCCCATACGCCCTTTATTACAGGTATTCAATAGAAAAAGTATGTTACAATGTTACAAAGTTCAAAAAGCCCTTGAAATACGGGCTTTTTCGCTGTAACGTCTGCTGTAACGTTTTTGTTACAGTGTTACACCGTTCTGCGCTTGTAACATCCAGTGTTACAGCAGAATGTTACAGCCTTTTCATGCCCGGACAAAGCCGCGCTGCACACTGTATGGGCCTACCCGGATGACCGTACCAGACCGCTTCCAGCCGTCCAGCCGTGCCAAAATGGCGTTGATTTCCCGCGTGTCAGCGGGCTTCATTTCCCGGACATTCCCGTTGAACAGCTCACACCAAACTTCCACGGCGGCGATACGGTCACGGTCCACAAGCTCAAGCTCCTGCCCATCCGGCGTCCGTGTAGCTCCGCACCAGTAATCCCGCCGCCTGTCGATGGGCCATTTCGCCCAGTCAACCGGCACCTGCTTTTCAACGAATGCGGCAACAAGGCCCTCACGGGCGGACACCTCGCGGTGCTCCTCCTGTTTGATCTTCGCCTCCTGCTCCACGTCACCGGAGAGATACAGCGATTCACCGGCCTGCCAGCGGGCCTTTGCCTCCGCCCACAGTTGGTCGATAACATCGTCGGTCAGATCACGCCACACGGTTTTGGTGTGCGACTGCTCGCCCACGTCCACGGGCCAGAAACGCCGGTTGCCGGTCGTGTCCTGAAGGAAGTCCGTCGTATTGGTGGAGCCAAAGAACACGCACTGCCGGGGCAGCTCCGAGACGTGACGGCCATACGCTGCGCGGTAGCGGTCAGCACGCAGGGAGAGGAACTGCTTGATGCGGGCGACGTCGGTCTTGCGGAATGCGTCCAGCTCTGACACCTCCACCAGCCACACGCCCTGAAGCAGCTCTGATGCGTCCTTGCCCTCGAAGGTGCGGATGCTGTCGTTGAACCAGCCACGGGACATTTTATCCAGAAGGGTACTTTTTCCGATGCCCTGCGGCCCGGCGAGGATGACCATGTTGTCGTACTTATAGCCGGGGGTCATGGCACGGGTAACGGCTGCGGTGAAGCTCTTGCGGCACACAGCGCGGTTATAGGCGGTGTCTTTGGCACCGAGGTAGTCAATGAACAGCGTGTCCAGCCGGGGCACGCCGTCCCATGTCAGGCGCTCGATATACTCGCGGACCTCGTTGAAGGCGTGCTGCGAGGCGTGGATGTCAAGGGCGCTGTCAATGTTGCCGCGTCCGGAGATACCCCAGAAGCGCTCCATGTACCAGTACAGGCCGTTGCTGTCCGTGTCAGACCACAGGCGGCGTTTTCCGTCCTTTTTCCACGGCAGCGGCCCCAGCACCTCACCGCGCCCGGCAAACTGATTGAGCGCGAACTTGCCCTTCAGGAGCGGGTCGCCGTCAAGGATAATGAGCACATTGTCGATGGTGCTCTTGATCTTGCCGTCCTGCGTGCGCTGCAACTTCTCGGCCCATGCGGTGTCGTCCTCCGGCGCGGGATCGTTGCCCATGCCCTCGAACTCCCGCATAGCCTGTTCGTGCTGCTCGCGGTTGAGCGTGGCGCATACGGTTTTGTCGGCCAACGCCAGATCGCACATGGCCTTGTAGGACGGGAGCTTTGCAATGGGCGTTTCCGGCGAAGCATTGTCGTCCTTGTCCCCGAACTTGTGTAGCCGGATCAGATCGAAGGCGTTGACCAGCCGCCCGCTGCACGGGTCCGTCGCGTGGTGGCTGAACAAGAACTTGCCGCCGTCATAGATGATCGCGCCGCCCGTGGTGGAACCGCCCAGATAGGTATAACGGTCGGGGTCGTTGTCCACGGCCTCATAGATGCCGGGCAGGTAGGCGTCCATAGCCGCCAGCACGTTATAGGTGCGGCAGAAGGCACCCACAAGGCCTTGCTTTTCTTCGGGGTCGCCCTGCTTCATGGCCAGCTTCTGATAGCTGGTAGCGCCGGGGACCACCGGCCAGCTCGTCAGATCGTGCCAGTCGGCGTATGTACCCAGCAGGGCGTCTGCGGAGATCAGCGGGGCGTCTACAGCCTTGTAGACAAACTCACTGTCACAGCAGCAGGAGGGCCAGTACATGAGCCGGACCGTCTCAAACGTGGTCGGGTCAGCCATGCCAATGCCCACATGAGCGGCCACACGGCGCGCGCATGGCTCGTATTCGTCCGGGGTCATAGTCCGGTCAGTCGGGACGACAACGCGCAGACGCGGGCGCTCAGGCGTGTGCTTGCGGGTGCTGTAAATGCAGTAGCTGAAGCCCAGTTCGTCCATTTTGCCGATGATGGTTTCCGTCTGCCAGCCGGGGATATTATCAAAGTCAAGCGTGATGATGTCGCGCCCGGTCACGTTGTTTGCCTTGCGGCGCTGCCCCAGCAGGGAGCCACCCACAAAGCCGCCGACGTCCTTCAGATCGTCCTGCTGTGATTTCTTCAGATGCAGATAGTCTTGCAGGGTTTCAGTTCCACGGACCGGGGTAGACAGTCGTTTATAGAGTTCTTCGACGGTCAGCACCGTCTGTTTCCAGACCATATCACGGCGGTTATTGCCTACGGATATGGTGATTTGTCTGTCATAGTTCATAATCAGGTACTCCTGTCCTCAGGATCACCCCCCCCGTCACCGGGGAAGGTGTCGCCTCCTTGTGTAGCTCCGCACCGCTCATTCCCGCGCTTCTCCCGTGATCCGGTCAGACAGGCGGACCAGCTTTCCCGCACGGATGCGGTCCACCAGAGCGCGGTTGCGGAAAATGACCTTGAGCTGTTCCAGCATGATTTCCACGTCGGCGATCTCCTCGGCCAGTGCCTTAGCGTTATCCGCACCGCGAAGATTCTTCGACAGCTCCTTGGTCAGCTCGGACATTTCTTCCATAGCCATCACAAGCTGCGATTGCTTGCCGTAGGCCCTGACAGCCTCGGCGTAGGTGTCGCACTGGACGGGTGCCACAATCGCGCTCAGGCGCTCCTGAAGCTCCTTGTTCTTGCACTCGCAGTAGCAGATTTTATCCCGTGCCTGCCTGAGTTCAGCTTCAAGCTCGGCCTTCGTCATATCACTCATTTGAACACCCTCCCGGTCTTGACGTCTTTGATTTCAATGCGGCTGACAAGCTCAAAGCCGCAGTTACGGATGATGAATTTAAGGACCCTCACGAGGTCGCTCACGCGGCCATCCAGCGCGTTTTCTTCACGGACGATAGATTTCACGCCCTCATACGCTGTGGGGTCGTAGTAGCCCTCGCTGTTCCTCTTGGGGTAGTTTGCCATACAGACCTCCTAACAATCGACTTCGATTACGGCGGTCGGGAACTTATCGCAGTTGTCCGCAATCTGCCTGAGAAATTCCGCTGTGGATTCCACCGTGCCCCAGCAGTTGCCCGGCTCAAACTGCCGGTAGCGCTTCGGATGCAGACACAGCCGGGACGCGCCCTGCATGAGCACGGGGTACATATCGGCACAGCGCTTGCCGTTCCACTCAGAGGGATAGGAGCCGCACACCTCTTTAATCATGGCGGCGGTGTTGGACGTGTGGTTGATCCAGTCGTCACCGACGTACACCCACTGATCCGTACCTTCAAGTTTGGCCTTGAAGCTCACATCATAGCTCACTGTGTAGCCGCCTCCTTTTCCTGATACTCTGCCATATACCGCAGCACCTCGTCTGCCTTGGCAAAAGCTTTGACCAATCCGCCGTTTGCGTCCGCTGACCGTACCACGGTATAACCGGCATAAGCGAAGGCGGGAGTACGGCCATTCAGGAAGAAGAAACACATATCCAGCGCGTCGCAGTACATATAGCTGTTTTTGACCACAAGGTCTTCTCGATCCAATTTGAAGCGGACCGCGAGCTTTTCCGCCCATGTGACAGCCCTGCTTTTTGCCGTGATTCTGGTGATATGCGCGTCAAGATTTGCGGCCTTGCAAGCGGCCTCAATGGCCGCCACCTGCTGTTCGGTAGAAAGCTGGACGCACGGGATGTTTGTATCGCTTTTCATAAGTGAGCCTCTTTCTGCGTCGTTTTTCATGGGCTGTCTCCTTTTTCCGCGTTCCATGCCGCAACGTCAACGCCGATCTCTTTCAGCTTGCGATCCGCAAGCCATGCGTCGTCGTCGGGCATTTCGTAGTAGTTGACCAGATCATCGTGGATGACCGTAAACTGTTCCCATGCGCGCCGGAGCCGCTTTTTCCCGAAGCCGAGGTACTTGTGCAGGAAATAAAGGATCATGGCGTCAACATTGTTCAGGTATTTACGGTCAGCCTCCACGATTTGCCGGTTTATCTCAATGTTCATGGCGCGCCGCTCTTTGGCGGTCAGTTCAGCGCCGTAGACTGTGCCCTTATACTGCTTAACTCTCATGGCGTCCGACCTCAGCGGGCGCAAACACATCCGGATTATCAACAATGACCGAATGGAGCGCGTTCGCCAGCTCGTCCACACGTTTTTCGTCGTGGTCGCGGTAGCCGAGGCCGAAATAAATCGCATGGACCATTTCGTGGATGAAATCCGCTTCCATTTTGGCCGTGGCCTGCGGGCTGACGCGGATAATCAGGTCGCCGTAGAGAATTTCCGCCGATACATTATTGATACCGAGATCCATTTTGTCGGTGATCTCGACGGTGTAGGTCTTGCCGCCGATCTTGATCTTTTCAGGTATTTTCATCGAACTCACCTCGTTCTGTGGTTTTCCGATTGATCCGCGCCGCAGTTTTTCGGTACTTCTGCGGCAGCGGAAAAATCGTTATAAGGGTTTCACCGTGGAAGATATAAACGTTGTTGCAGTAGATACGGATGTTGTTCGCCGTCTCGTGCTTCCAGTACAGCGCCGATATGTACCGGTTCAGGCTGCCGCTGGTGTCGCTGTGCCGGATGCCGTACCGCAGCGCATTTTCAGCGTTCTTGTGGGAGAGCTTCTTCGGCAGGCCGAGACGTTCCTTCGTTCTTCGCGCTGCGTGGTTGGTAACGCGGGTCATTTCCTCAGGAGGGCCACAAAGACGGCAATAATGCCGATCAATGCGACCACTGCGACGCTGATCCAGAGCGGAGACAGCACCCACCACCACGACCAAGCAATAACGCGCGTCAGCTTGAGTGTGATAAACACGATGGTCAGCAGGCCAACGAAGCCGATTCCGCCGCCACCACTATTTTTCTTATCCATGTATTTCACTCCTTTTAATTGATCCATTTAATCACCGTGTCACCGGTGTACCCCTTCACCCACACATACCACGCATAGCAGACAGCGCTTGATTTTATACTGTTCTCAAAATCGCCGTTCATAGCGCAACGCAGGCGGCTTGAGCTGACATATATGGTTTTGGGCGGGTATTCTTCAAAGAGCGCTCGTCGTGCCTTGCCTTCAAGGAATTGTATCTTGAGGAACATAGCCACCTTGCAGCCGTCCGCTGAGATGTCAAGAGCGTGCTTGACAAACTCCTGCGCCTTTGAATATGGCGGGTTTGTAATGATGTCGAATCCGGGGACGGGGGGGGCTTGGCACTTCAGGAAATCCTGTTGATGCCCGAAGCCCCGGTCAATCAGGTCTGTAGCGTAGACGTGATAGCCCGCCTTCTCGAATTCCTTTGCTAAATGTCCTTCACCGCAAGCACACTCCCACACCATCGGGGCGAACTGTTCAACCTCCATGAGGAGTTGCGCAGCTTTGGGTTCGGTTGCGTAATAGTCGTTGACCTCGCGCTCATTCTGGGCGTAGTTTCGTGCGCCCAGAATGGCGTGGGCCGACCGGCTGTTTCCGGTCCAGTCACTCATTCACATCCTCCTCGCAAATGCGGATCAGGTTGTGAATGCCTCTCTGTGTGTAGCCGAGGATTTTACCGGTGCCCGCCCAGAACTGGACCAGTGCGTCATCGGATTTACGGCGGCAGTGGAAATGGCCTGTGGCGTCGTTCTTCAGAACGTATTCGATGTTATGGGCTTCAAGCTGCCGGATCGCATACTCGATACGGTCCGGGTTCTTTGCTACCCGCTCTCTGTGATTCTGCCGGGCGTGTTCCTTGAGCGCGTCCCAGCATTCATCCCTCGCCATGCGGATCACCTCCCAAACAGTTGGGGCAGACCTGTCGCCCTTCCGGGATTTCAGCGCCGCAGGAAATGCAGGTGTTGACAGGCGGGACTTTCGGCGTCTCCGTGGCGATCTCGCCAGCGCAGGCGGCGTAACCGGCCAAGTCAACGAAGCTGTCACCCTTGACGCCGGTCTTGATGCGGGCCACCTTCAGGAGCGCCAGCATCATAGCAACGTCCTTCGCGCTGTAGCGCATTCCGGTGTACGCCTCCCACAGCTTGCCGATAAGGGCGAAGTTGTTTTCGGGCCTGCCGTACTCGCGCTCACGCTCTCCGCAGACGCATTTACGCGCCTGTTCCAGAATTTCAGCTCGTTTCATGGTCAGCCTCCTTCGGAAGAATGTCGTCAAAGCAGATGGGAATGATCTGCTGCAACTCACGCAGCAGTGGTGTAGCTATCTCCCGAATCTGCGGATGCGCGCCGGTGGAGGTACGGAGCCGCAAGAAGTGACGCCATTCACGGATATTGGCCGTCATAACGACCTCCGTTTTGAGGCTGTTCGGGAGCACGGCGCGGGCCTCCTGCGGGGACAGACCCCAATTCAGAAGGTTGAAATAGGCGGTTTCAGCACGGCGGCAAGCCTCTTTCCACTCGTCGTAGGCGAAGGTATTCTCGTTCAGGTAGCACGGCTCAACAACCGTGATCTCGCTGCCGAACTGATCCTTGCCGTAATTACAGTAGCGGGTGCTCTCCTGACAATAGGATGCCATCCGGTGCCTGACGATCTCATGGCTGACGCCACGGTCACAGATGAATTTCACGGTAAAGCTGCAATGCTCCAAAACCGCCTCGTGGCCGCGCTTGATGATACCGGCAACGAACTTAGGGGCGCTGTCGTCCGTGATTTTGCCCTCAGATTTGTAGCAGACGCGCCCGCACTCCTCAAGGCGCTTCAGAATTATGCCGCCGTCAATAGGCGTGATGAACTCGAAGCCGGGCTTAATAATCTTCATCGTCGTCCTCCGTTTCGTCGTCTCCGGTCGCGGCCTCGTACTGGTCGTATGTAATGGCTCTGACGCACTCGACGGGAACACCGAGCAGGTCGGCAGTGCTCTTGCGCTGGGCGTAAAGGAAGCCTTCGCACTGAACCGAATTGTTGATGATGCCCACAAGCTGGTCGGCGGCTTTCGCGTGCTTCAGCGCAACGCTTGTGTAGCCGACGCTCCCAGCGCCGCCGAATACTTCGGCGTCCTTGACCTCGAAATGGCAGGTCAACGTAATGTCAACCAGACCGATATTAGCGTTTTGCATAGGATTTCCCTCCGTTATTGATGTGTTCCTCGTAGCTGTAGCGGATGCAGTAAAGCGCCACATAGAGGATGACAAGCAGATAACCGGCATAAAGGAACAGCCAGTACCACGAATAGAACATGGACAGGACCACAGGGACGGCCAGAGTGCCGATTACTGCACCGGCGATAAAAAGGATCAGAGCCACCACAGCGGCGGTTTTAATCAGCTTTTCGCATTTCATAATGAGTTGCCTCCGTAGATTTTGTGTTATTGTATTTTGGGAGGCCCCACGACCGGGGGCCGGATTTCAAAGGGAAATCAGATTAAACAGAAGCCGAACGCCACCCCGTAGGAGCCGGACGCGTAGAAGTTGGCGCTGAAACCGCCGAAGTTCACACCGGCGAAAGACGACGAGCCGGACGCCTCAGGCGACCGCAGCCACCACCACCACCATGTTCCATTGTCGCCGCACTCCTTCACGCGGTCCTTCTCGCGGAGGAAGCACAGAAGCTGCGTGTCCTCTGGCTCACGATCCGACCAGCGGCCCTTGCCGAACACCTGCGTCTTGGAGAGCAAGAACAGCTTGTCTTCGGTTTCTACGCGCTCACCGTCCACGATCTGGACGATTGTCGTCGGCGCAATAAGCGCCTGAAGCTCGTCCGGCAGAAGGGCGAACACGGTATTGTTGAGATACTGCCGCATATCACAGGCGGCCCACGCGCCCTTGTTGGTGCCGCGCTTGTTCATGCAGCGCTCGTCGGCGAGGCAGTCTTCGAGGACGAAGAACCACTTGCCGTTCCTGTCCTGTGTAGCTCTCACGGCCACTTCCTCGCCGTTCTTCAGATTGAAGATGACCAAGTCGCCCTGCGCGATAGTGCCGTTATCGACCGCCGCCTTCAGCGTGGCCCATGTGGTTTCGTTGGTAGTAGAAGTCTTGATAAACATAAAAGGTTGCCTCCTTAATCTTTTTTGAAAAATGCTCCGACCCAGCCGTCAGCGCCGAGGGGCAGGCCCTCAGCCCACGGGATCGGGGTTGACATGATCTTGACCACCTTGTCAAGCATGGCGTCGTTGGTGTCAAATGCTGCGGTGTCGATGACCACCTCGTCGTGGATGTGAAAAACCACAGGCAGCCCAGCGGCTTCAAGGTGTTCAATGGCCTGCGCCAGACAGTCGCGGGCAATAGCCTGTACGACGTTCTCCACCAGCTTTCCACCGTAGGTTTCGATGCGGCCCCACTTGTTCTTGTCGTTCACGCCCATATAGGTGATGGACGGACCGCCCCAGCGGTTTTCACCGACAGCAGGCTCCACATAATAGAGCTTGCGACCGGACGGAAGCGAGATGGTCATGCAGGTCGTACCACGGATGCAGTCACATTCCCGCGCGAAGGTGCAGCAGCGAACGCGGAGAGAGCCGCCATTCTGAATGACACGGATCGCCGCGTCATTGAAGCTGTACCAAAGGTTGCGGATTTTGGGGTTTGTGTTGCGCCACTTGTCCACGATGTCTTTGATTTCTTCGTCCGGCAGGTCGGCAAGCAGCTTGCCGGTGTCCATCTGCCGCATGGCTGGAACGCCGCCCTGATAGCCGAGGGCTAATTCTGCGACCTTGCCGCGCTGCCGGAGGGAGTATTCGGGGTTGCCCTTTTTGATCCGTTCCAGCGGGACGCCGAACATCTGAGAGGCGGACGCCTCATAGATTTTGCCGTGTGTACGGAAAACCTCAAGCCGCCACTCCTCGTCGGCCAGCCACGATATGACGCGGGCTTCGATGGCGCTGAAATCGGCGTCGATCAGGACGTTGCCGGGGGCAGCCACAAACGTGGTGCGGATAAGCTGTGACAACGTGTCATTCGGGGAGCCGTAGACTATCCGCAGCGCGTCGAGCTTGCGGCCCTTGACCAGTTCACGGGCAAATTCCAGCGGCTCCGTGTAGGTGCGCGGCAGATTCTGAACCTGCACCAGACGTCCGGCCCATCTGCCGGTACGATTGGCACCGTAGAACTGAAGCAGCCCACGGACGCGCCTGTCGTCGCACACAGCGGCCTCGATGGCGTCATATTTCTTCGTGCTTGTTTTCCCCAACTCCTGCCGGATTTCCAGCATCCGCTGAACGTGGTCGGCATTGTCGCGGCCCAGCAGCTCTTTGATCGTCTCCTTGCGGAGAGTGGTAATGTCGTCGCCGGTTTCGGCGGACAGCCAGCGGGCAAGCTGCTTGACGCTGTTGGGGTTTTGCAGTCCGGAAAGCTGGACGGCCTCGTCAGTGAGCTGCGCGCGGATGATTTCGCCCAGCTCCAACGCGCCTGCGCAGAAATCCATATCGACCGCCACGCCGCGCGCATTGATAAGAAGATCCGTTTCCCACTGCTTTTGAACGAAATCCGGCACGGGGAACACGGACAGACGGCGTTCGATCTCCATTTCCGCTACAACGTCTTGACCGTTGTAGGTCTTGAACAGCTCCCATTTTTCGGGGTCGTGATGCGGGTAGTTTCGGGTTCTGCCGCCGTTCGCCTTTGTTGCCTTACAGGGCACGCAGAAATAGCGGATCAGAGCCTTGCCGGTAGTCAGCTTCTGTTTATCCTCCGGAATGCCCAGCGCCCGGCCCGTTGCGTCCAGACCTGCGGTGTAACCGGCATACAGGCCGTGCAGCATCGTGTCACGCCACTGTGAAGGCGGGAGCTGTGCGCCCATGTACTTACTGAGGCAGTACCATTCAAAGGCCGCATTGTAGGCGTGCTTCAGGCACTGCGGGTCTGTCAGTGCGTGAATAACTTCCAGAGGGATTTTTTCGCCCTGCGCCATGTCAATGACCTGAGTGGGCGCACCGTCGAAGCTGTACGCGAAAAGCAGAATCTCAAAGGCGGGGCTTTGCACATAGCGGTAAAGACCGGCCTTCTTCAGGTTCACGTCCGAATACGTTTCGAGGTCGATACTGAGGTGGATCACGTCGCACCTCCTTATCGCTGGAAGGCTTCAGAGCTGGAATAAAGGTTGAGAACGTTCGTGGTGTTGACACCGCGCTCCTGAAGCTCCTCGATCATGGACTTGAACAGCGGGGTTGACTGCACATACTCGACCAGCTCCGCGTCGCTCAAGCTGGTTACGTTCTTGAGGGACTGCTTGCGGTCATCAGCGTTGAAGGGCGTCCAGACCGTATCAGAGAAGGTCGCGTGCTCAATGTCAGCCACGAGGATGGAAAGCGTCCGAGCGGGCTTCTGAACGAGCATACGCACCGTGTTCAGCAAATGCGGCGTCTCCATGTTGCCCACGGGGACAGCCTCGCCGACGCCGGTGATCCAAACGCCGGAATAGTCAAAACGGGTTTTCATATTTGCCTCCTTTGTGTCCTTGCCGGGCAGGCGGTCACTGTGTAGCCGCCTGCCCAGCGCTGTGGTTTACATGGGCTGACCGGTGATGGGGTTGATCTGGCCGGGAGTGTAACCGGCCTGCGGCTGAACGCCGCCAGCGGGATAACCGCCGTAGCCGGGGACAGGCGTTGCGGGCATGGCCGCGCCATACTGGCCGGTAGCGTAGCCCTGCGCGGGGGCCTGCGGCTGAACGCCGCCGACACCGGCGAAC